TCAAAATACTTTCTGGGGAGTTTGTAGATTGATTGCCAAGTAGTAATAATGACTTGAGAGTCTGTCTCTCTTTCTTTTCCTGCGTAAATTTTGTGACAAAATGAACCTACATCCCAACCATAGTCTGCAAAATCTTTATACATCTGTTCTACTAACGAAGTCGTCGGAACGACTATCAGAGTATTTTCACCTCGCTCAACATAATATCTCACAATCGAGTATATCATCAGAGACTTACCTGAAGCAGTTGGGGATATCAACAACTTTCTATTATGTCTTAAAGCGTCGTATACTCCCTCAATTTGGTATTCACGCGGAGTATACTTACTTATAGAAATCATATAGTCTTTGACACCTTCAAACGAGATGTGTTCATTTATCTCAAATGGTGTACCGTAATATTCGTTGTCTACAAAAGAATAACTATATCCGTGATCTTCGCAAAACTTTGTGATCTTATCAAGAAGTCCAACATATATCTGTCCATTATTAATATTAAATAGTCTTATCTTTCCATCCCAGTACCGATTACGATACTGTGGCATGAACTTAGCTCCCGGCAACTCAAATGTAAACTGGTCAGACAGTTCATAAAATACATGAGGATCCGACTCTATCTGAAGATAGACTTCATTCTTCTTCAATATTGTCAAATGAGACATGACTATAGGTATCACCTATAGTTATTTATTACCTCTCTCTTTGAGTAAAATTAATACCTTGCATATGATCAAACTCATGTAAAAAGACTCTTGCTGCAAATCCCTCCAACTTTATCTTATGATCAACTTTATTCTCATCTTCATACTTGACTACAACTGTCTCTGACCTTTCTACCTCTATGAACTCATCCGGATAAGATAAACACCCTTCTTCCATTACAACCATCTTAGAGGATTGCTTTACTATTCTAGGATTAAAACAAGTGAGTATCTCATTAGTCTCCATATCCTTGACCATGACAAAGACTCTTTCATTGATACCTATTTGATTTGCAGAAAGTCCTACTCCATTATGATGCACCATATTCTCATAAAGGATCTTACTTAACTTTGCACGGTCTAAATCGTAACTACACTTTTTGACTCGTTCATGTAGTATTGGATGCGTGTTAGGTGTTAATTGTAGTATCATTAGAATCCTGATTGAAATCTTTGCCACTCGATGGCATTTTTGATTTGATATGTACGGCCAGATATATTTCTAATTATTTCTTCAAGAAATTTCAGTGTTACATCATAGTATCGTATTTTCATATCTACCTGACTCAGTTTCTCATCTGCGTCAAGATATCTTTGAATCGCATCCTTTTCTCTTACTTTGAAACTAAAAGGTTCTTCAACATAAACTTCAGCAGGTGCTTTACCTGTGTAATAGTTATGCCTTTCAAGTTTGACTTTACTGTATTGATCTCTTGCTTTTTCTCGCAAGAGTGTTATTGTATTATAGATTGTATAATACTTTGAGTGTAGTTGAGGTATTTTAAGTGACTCATCATGTAGGTTATCAGGATCAATGACAGCATCACGCTCCCACATCTCCTGAATTTTGTCAAGATTCATAGCAAGTTGCCAGAAGTATCAGTTATATTATACACAGTATAGCGGAAAGATGCACTTGCTGTAAAGTAGTTAATGTCAGTTTCTGTAGCATCAAAACTTAAAGAGGTTAATGACACAGGAAAAAGGTTCTTAAATTTAACAATCGCAACATCACGAAGATTACTATTTAAGATATGAAGTCCTCCATCACAATATTGTTCTTCTAAATCGCGAATACCATCTGAATCAGTCGTTTTATTAATAAACTGTTGTGGTGTCTCTGGAAACCCTAGACCTGTCAACCAATTATGAACTGCCATATAGTTCTCCATATTCTCATCAACTAAGAATCGAATATCTAAATCACCGTAAGTTAATTTCTCACCGGGGACATCTATATTTTTTAAGTATGATGGTTGTTGATATGTCCCTAGAGTAATCTCAGGTATAAGTGCAGAGTTACAAAAAAATGTTATCTTAGGAAATTTTGCAAGAGAAAACTTAAACCCAACTGGTGAGAGAAAATTACGATTACCAATTTGTCCGGCAAGTGGGCCGCGTGATGATGTCATTTTTTAGTTTTCTTCTTCATTGAATTAATAAATTTACGATAAATTGCTGCTTCTGCAGATTTACCCATCACCCGTGCTCGCTGCTCCATTGCGATTGCTGCCTGAATCTTGTGAGCATGAGATCTATTTGATTTTCTAATCTTTGCAACACTGGATCTCGCTGTTGATTCATCTTTGAATCCGAGTCCATGTATCGTGCCTTTTGGATCTTCATCTGTATATAAGTCTGAATGTTTTTTAGATTTTGCTGGTTGTCCTTTCTTTCTAGGTATTCTAGGGTTAGATGATTCAAGGAACTGTTGAAGAGTTTTCATTCTCCTCCACCTCCTCCATTACCACCGCCACCGTTGCCACCACCGTTACCACCGCCATTGCCACCATTGCCATTACCGCCATTTCCATTTCCGTTGCCATTACCATTTCCATTTCCATTTCCGCTATCTGAGCGATTATCACCGCCACGATAATACCTCCCACCAAAACTAGGATAATACTTATATCGTTTTGTAGGAACGCAACTCTTTAGTTTTGAATCAAATCTGTATCCTTTAGGGCACTTTGCTGACTGTGCCTCATCAAGAAATTGATCAAGGTTTTTCATTATCCGTTTATGATCATGTGATACCACTCCTCACTCATACCACCAATTATAGCATCTGCATCAGTTTTATTTGTGGCATAATTTTCTTCGACAAGATAATTCACAATCTTCTCATAAGCTTTATGTGCTTCTTTTAATTGTCTTGGTGACTGTTTCATGGCACTATTATTTTTAGTTATTTAGTTATTCAGTTACCACGGTAATACCAGACCATCCACCATTCTTACCATCATCATTTTTAGTAAGATATGTTGGATCAACCTTGTATACTTTCCTATCGTCAAATTTATCAGACCATCTCGCAAATCCTTGAGATGCTCCGATGTAATACATTTCTACACTACTGTTGAGAATGCTTGGTTTCTTGATGTAATAAGTCATCTTTCTCTAGTTTTTTAACTTTTTTTGCGTAGATAACATCAGCTGATGAATATAAGAAAGGATTTCTTTTTGCTCTTTTTAGGATAAGTTTTGCTGCTTTTTTGTCTTTCATATAGGTATTTATACGAAGACATAAAAAAAGGGAGGTTGCCCTCCCATCTAAAACTCATACAAATTCTTAGGTAAATACTTCCCTACAAATTCGTTTACATATATTTTGATCGTCATCGCACTCGATCAAACACTCGTAGTATTCCTCGATTAAATCGTTGCTTGGTTCATATCTTGAACTCGCCAACTGATTAAATGAAATTAAATTGTGCATTACTTGACCTTTGATGACTAATTTTTATCCCATAATATAGAGGGGTTTTAGTGCATTGTTTTCTCCGCAATGACACAATTATTTAGACAAATAAGGTCTGTATTTACTGATACTTAGTAACAAAAATTTATGCCTACGAGTTTATACCTATTGCTTATTTTGAAGTTTTTGTACAACCGAAACTTCTTGCATTGGTGCGACATCATTCAAACCATTAGCATCAAACCAAGGTGCATCTTCCCAACTAAATCCTTCACCAAATGTATTGTCAGGTGCTACAACATACCAATGGCATTTAGCATCAGGTATGTCTACAGCACAAACTGCCCAATCATCTGCCCATTGTGGCACTTGAACATACATCACTGGTAAGTGATTAGCATGCACTGGTTTGGCCACAAAGGTTATAATAAGTAAAATAAAACTTAGAATAAGTTTACGCACCCTCTTCTCCTTGTCTTGGATTATTTAGAAACCAAGAAGGTGACTCCATAATCACATCTATACACACCCATTTTGCATAATGAATTCCACGATAACATAGAAGAGCAAAGACCTCCTCTATATCATGTTTATCTTCATCCCATTCTGGTTGTTTTCCTCTACCTAATAAGTGTAACATTGTCTTTACCTCCTGTAACAATATTTAGTGTCAGGAGATCTTGACATAAAAAAAGACTCCCGAAGGAGTCTTTTGAAGAAATATAAGCGTCTTGCTTACATTAGGTTTTGAACTTTAACTCTTCTGTAGTAGCGGTTAGCGTTAACAGCAAGTCTACCAAGACCTTGAGTTGTTCCTTCAGCAAATGGGTTAGCAACCATTCCATATCTGGTTTTGAAACCAATTTTTGGTTGGAATGTATCCTGACCAACTGCTCTAACCATTTGTAGAGGTACATATGGGCAGTAGAATAATCCTGCGTCATAAGGTGAAGCACCTTTGTA